TGGATTATACTCCTGCTCTTAACGCTAACCTTAACGTTGATGACACAGGCAATACATTTGCTGGTGTACTTGGCGGTAAGTTCAAGGTATACATCGATCCTTATGCTGCTAACGTTGCTGCTTCTCAGTACTACGTTGCTGGTTACAAAGGTTCATCTCCTTATGATGCTGGTCTGTTCTATTGCCCTTACGTTCCTCTACAGATGGTTCGTGCAGTTGGTGAGAACACCTTCCAGCCAAAAATTGGCTTTAAGACTCGTTACGGAATCGTAGCAAACCCATTCGCACAAGGAACTACTCAAGGTTCAGGTGCTCTTAACGCCAACGCTAACGCATACTACAGAAGAGTACGTGTTAACAACCTAATGTAATTCATATTACATACTTCTCAAAAGACTCTCTTCGGAGGGTCTTTTTTCTTGTCTAAATAAAACATATAGAATATTTTGAGTTATTAAAATGGCAAAAGGAAAAGCATCTGTCTCTTCAACTGGAGCATCTATGTCTAAGTATGATGTGGAAGTAGAAGCAAGACTTAAAGCATTAGAAGCACAAGCACATCCAACTCCTACTGGTGCTACCCAGAAAAAAGTTGATGATAGACTTGATGCTCTTGAAAAAGCAGTTAAAGAACTTCAAACACCTGGCGGTGGTAGTACTGTAACGGTTGATCTAACTTCTGATCATGCTAAAATTCTTGACCTTGAAGCAAAAGTAAATAAACTTTGGAACTAATAAATGTCTGCCTTTGTAAATCAGATACAGAATAGGAATTTCCTTGCACCAGTAGGATTTAAATTTGACTTAGCTAAATTCCCAAAAGCATCATTCTTTTCAAATTCTGCTAGAATACCAGAGATAGTACTTGGAACTATAATACAACCTGGTTATTTAAAGGATATTGATATTCCTGGTGAGAAATTACAATATGGTGATTTCTCTCTTAGGTTCTTAGTTGATGAGAATTTAGAAAATTATATGTCTATTCATAATTGGTTGACTGGTCTAGGTTTTCCAGAAACTCCTCAACAGTTTACTAATAAGACTACTGATGAAGATGGTCAAAGAGATATGAACGAACAGTTCAGTGATGGATCTCTTAGGATATTAAACTCTAATTTCCAAACAATGGCTATTGTAAAATTTAGTGATTTATTTCCAACATCAATAACTTCTTTAGAATTTGATTCAACAGAAACAGATATCAACTACTTTACAGCAGAGGCATCTTTCAAGTATACTGTGTATAATATAGTAAAACCAGATCATAGAACACCCTTATGAACCTTGATAAAATTCAGGAGATGTGGGAGCGAGATGCTGTCATTGACCCTGATAATCTACATGATGAATCGTTAAAAACTCCTCAATTACACGCAAAGTATTATACGATCTATAATACTATTACTTTAATGCGTGAACGTGCAAGAGAGCAGCATAGTAAAATAAAATTAGAACGATATAATTTCTACACTGGTAAAGCACCAGCAGAGGTTTATGCCGAAGAACCATTTCCGTATAAGGTTAGAGAAAAAGACGCAATACAGAGGCATTTAGAAGCAGATGAGAAGCTTAGTAAGATAGATATGAAGATAAGATACTATGATGCTACTTTAAAATTCCTAGAAGAAATAATTAGAGCACTTAGTAACAGAACTTATCAAATAAAAAATGCTATAGAATGGCATAAATTCCAGTCTGGATTTGGGTGATAAATAAAACCATATGAGACAGATTCATGTCACACTTGGTTATTACAAAGAAAAATGAAGTGTTTCTGTATGTACAGGCAGAACCACATGTATATTATGAATTAGCAGATCAGTTTACTTTTGAAGTACCTGGTGCAAAGTTCTCACCTGCTTATAAGAAGAAATTTTGGGACGGTAAGATAAGACTGTTTAATATTAATACGAAAGAGATATATGTTGGTTTATTAGATAGGATAGTTCAATTCTGTAAAGATCATGAATATACCTATGAATTTTTAATTAATAAACATTATGGTGCTCCCTTTGAAGTCAATGAAATGATTTCAAAGCAAGGTGTAAAAGATTACGTCAAAGGAATATCAAGACATAAACCTAGAGATTATCAGATTGAAGCAATATACGACGCTCTAAGGTATAATAGAAAGTTGTTAATATCCCCAACTGCCTCTGGAAAATCCCTAATGATATATGGGATTTCTCGCTATTTTGTAGAGAAAGGAGAAAATATTCTGATAGTTGTTCCGACGACTTCGCTAGTAGAGCAGATGTATAAAGACTTTGAAGATTACGGCTGGAATGTAGGCTCATTTTGTCACAAGATATACGCTGGTAAAGAAAGAGAGACGAACTCTCAAGTCATTATTACTACGTGGCAATCAATCTACAAACTCCCCAGAAAGTATTTTGAGAGATTCTCTGTTGTGATTGGGGATGAGGCTCACCAGTTTAAGTCAAAATCACTTATATCTATAATGACAAAACTTTCTGATGCAAAATATCGTTATGGATTTACAGGAACTTTAGATGGAACTCAGACACATAAATGGGTTCTTGAGGGATTGTTTGGACCTTCCTATAAGATCATAAAAACTGAGGAGCTAATGAAGAAGGGGCATTTGGCGAAACTGGATATCAATGTGCTTCTATTGAAACACCCACCGAATAAATTTGAAACATTTGAAGAAGAAGTTAAGTATATTATCGGACACACACGTAGAAATAATTTTATTAAAAACTTAGCACTTGATCTTAAAGGAAATACTTTGATCCTTTATGCTAGAGTAGAAGGGCATGGGCAACCACTATATGAAATGATAAATAATAATACAAGTGATAGTCGTCATGTATTTTTTGTACATGGTGGTGTAGATACCCAAGATAGAGAAAAGGTTCGTGATATCACTGAAAGAGAAGATAATGCAATCATTGTAGCGTCTTATGGAACATTCTCCACAGGTATTAATATTAAAAACCTTCACAACGTCATTTTTGCTTCTCCGTCTAAGTCTAGAATTAGAAATCTCCAATCTATCGGAAGAGTTCTAAGAAAAGGAGATAATAAGTCCAAAGCAACCTTATATGACATTGCTGATGATATTCGTTATAAATCTAGAAAAAATTACACATTAAACCATCTTATAGAAAGAATTAAAGTTTACAACGAAGAAAAGTTTAATTATGATATAGTTAACATACCACTGAAAAACTAATGGGAGAAGAGTTCTACGCCATAATAAAATTAATATCAGGGGAAGAGATCCTAGCATTAACTTGTGTTGATGAAGAAAGTGAGGATCCAAATCCTAGTCTTATTCTTCATAATCCTGTAGTGATGAATATGATTAATCATCCTGGTGGAGCATCTTATGTTAAAGTTAAGTCTTGGTTAGAACTAGCTGATGATGATATTTTTATTTTAAAATATGACAAAGTTGTTACTATATCTGAAAGTAGAGATGAGAAAATAATTTCTATTTACAACAAATACATTGAAGAGTCTCATAATGAGACAGTTAGGTTTAATTCATCACATATCCAAGGAAAAGTTGATGTATCCAGTGATATGGGATATTTGGACAGTGTAGACTCTGCTCGAAAAAAACTAGAAGATATTTTTAAGATGAATACAAAAGAAAGCTAGATATTTCCCATCAACCCTTACAAAGGTATTCTAATCACAATTTGATAACTTGTCAAGCCTGAGAAATATGTTATAATACTTACATGTTTAAGACGGGAACAACAATGCTATGCCTAAAAAGAAATCAGAACACTACGTAAATAACAAACAACTATTAGAAGCACTAATTGTTTATAGGGAAAAGGTTGCCGATGCAAAGGAGAATGATCTTCCAAAACCACGTATTACAAATTATCTTGGTGAGTGTTTTTTAAAGATTGCTACACATTTGTCATATAAACCAAACTTTGTAAACTATATGTTTAGAGATGATATGATCTCTGATGGTATAGAAAATTGCGTACAATACATTCATAACTTCGATCCTGAGAAGTCTAGAAACCCATTTGCATACTTTACTCAAATTATTCATTATGCTTTTCTCAGAAGGATACAGAAGGAAAAGAAGCAGTTGGATATTAAAACAAAGATAATTGAGAGAAGTGGATTTGATGAAGTTATGAATGTTGATGAAGGAGCACTTACTGGTAGTAGTTCTGAATACAATACTATTAAAGATAATATTCAATACAAGACTTCCAATAGATGAAAGTAGCAATCATAACCGATACTCATTACGGTGCAAGAAAGGGTTCTAAGCATCTACATGATTATTTTGAAAAGTTCTATAACGATATCTTCTTTCCGTCTTTAGAAGAGCATGGTATAGAAACTGTTATTCATATGGGAGATATATTCGACAGTAGAAAGTCTATTGATTTACAAAGTCTTGAATGGTCGAAGAGAGTTGTATTTGATCCACTAAAGAAATACAAGGTACATGCTATTGTAGGCAATCATGATTGTTATTATAAGAATACCAATTTTGTAAACTCACCAGAGTTATTATTAAAGAACTATTCCAATATAAAACTTTATTCTAAAGCAACTGAGATTAAAGTTGGCAAGAGAAAGATACTGATGCTTCCTTGGATCAATAGTGAGAATTATGATGATAGTTTAGAAATACTTAAAAAGACCACCAGTAAAGTTGTTATGGGACATCTTGAAGTCAATGGTTTCAGGGCTACTCGTGGACATATGATGGAAACTGGTATGGATGCTAGTGTCTTTGATAGATTTGAAAGAGTATTTTCTGGACATTTCCATACTCGTTCTAATGATGGAAAGGTCTATTATTTGGGTAATCCATATGAGATGTTCTGGAATGATGTGAATGATCCTAGAGGATTTACTATTTTTGATACGGAAACCCTCACTCATACTCCAATTAACAATCCTTATAAATTATTTTATAATGTGTATTATGAAGATACTCCCCATCAGACATTTGATGCAACTGAATATTGTAATAAAATTATTAAGGTAATTGTTCGTAAAAAGACTAAACCAAAGATGTTTGAAAAGTTTCTTGATAAACTCTACTCAGTTGGAGTTCAGGAACTGAAAATTATAGAAAATTTTGATATTCAAGAAAGTGAAGATTTTGATGTAGATGAGGAAGAGAATACTATTTCTATTCTGAATCGTTATATTGATGAGTCAGAATTTGATTTAGATAAAAATATTATTAAGGGTATTTTCCAAGATCTTTATAGACAAGCTTGCGAAGTAGAGTAATGTTTCTCCTAACATTAAAAGATAAGAAAGATGAAGGGGCATATGCTGTCCAAGATTCTGATGGAGATAAAGTGTTATTCTTGTTTGAAGAAGAGGATGATGCTACTCGTTATGCTTTAATGTTAAATGATGATGATCATTATCAAAGGAATATGGATGTTATAGAAGTTGAGGATGAGCTTGCAATTAATACGTGTAAGAGGTATAATTATAAGTATGCAGTAATTACACCTGACGACATCGTGATACCTCCAAAACATGATAACCTTCAAGAAGATTAAGTGGAAAAATTTTCTTTCGACTGGTAATCAGTGGACTCAAATAAATTTTCAAGATCATAATACCAATCTAATCATTGGTACTAATGGTGCAGGAAAGTCAACAATGCTTGATGCGTTGACTTTTGTGCTGTTTAATAAACCATTTCGTAAGATTAATAAATCACAATTAACCAATACAACAAATGAAAAGGATTGTTGTGTTGAGGTTGAGTTTAGTGTCAATACTAGAGATTATCTAATTCGTAGAGGAATAAAACCAAACATATTTGATATAGAGGTTAATGGAAATCCTCTTCATAAAGAAGCAGATGATAGAAATAATCAGAAACTTTTAGAGCAAAGTATTTTAAAATTAAATTATAAGTCATTTACTCAGATTGTTATTCTGGGTTCTAGTTCTTTTGTTCCTTTCATGCAATTGACTGGTTCTAATCGCAGAGAAGTTATAGAAGATCTTTTGGATATAAAAATATTCTCTACAATGGGAGGATTTGTAAAGGATTCTCTCAGAGAACGTAGAGAACAGATTAAGTCTCTTTCTTTTAAGAAAGATAATATAAAA